GGTGTGTTCGGCTTCTGTGAATTCCGAGACGAGATTAAAAAAACTGTGTATCAAAGCAAAAGAGGTCGTATGGATTGGCAACGACTATGCAATCAAACTGCCTAGCACGCTGACATTTCTCAAAAAAGACCCGAAATTCAGGCGGATTGCTCAATACTCAAATTTTGACAAGATTGCTAACCACCAATATGTAGATTTCAATAAGCTACTACATTGGAACGGCAAGCCTAAACCCTATAAATACAAGGGATTGTTCTATTACGGAGCATTCCGTGATGATAGGGTTAAATCGTTCAAACATTGGCTCGGCACAACGGCATACGATGTCCATGTTTCTACCGCACAGAAAAATTTTAAAGATTTCTCTGATATGAACAGGTTTATGAAGCTGTATAAACCTAACGGAGATATACGCAAGATACTGCCATTGTTTCAATGTTCGATATATATTGAAGATGAATTCAGTCACAAAACGCTGATGAGTCCCGCTAACCGCTTTTATGAAGTAATAGGTAGCCGTATTTTGATGTTTTACGATGCTCGTTCACAACGGACACTAGAACACGCTGGTCTTTGGCACGAAGATTTCGCAGTCAGCACACCCGCAGAAATCAAAGACAAACTAACGGATTATGAATATTTGCGTGAGAAACAAACAAAGATATTTGAGACAAAAGATTTCAAAAAAGAATTAACTGAAGAATTTTTGAGGGCAATATGAACAGAATAGACCTCGTGCAAGTTCCGCATGACATTAAAATTGGTGCGCCATGTCCTAGCATCGAGCCTAATGTAACAGAAAGCAGTATTTTTTATGCAGACGGAGAGCCTATTGGCTTCTATTTAAAAGAAATCACAGGCAAATTGCGGGACTATGTTGAAGTAGCGAATGCCGAACTCCTATCAGACCGAGTGCCGAAGTCAGAAATGCGTAGGTCAAGCGGAATGCGGGATAAAGAAGCGGAAGTGAAACAATATTCCACGATTATCGGTAGCTGTGCGCCAAAACCCCATATGAAACGACCATATCCGATGCTTTCTAGTGTGCATCAAGTCAAAACTGCTAATACATTTATTAAAGCAATGCTATTGGCTTGCCGAGAGGCGGAGAATGTCATTCAAGAGATAACTCCAACTATTTTTGAGAAGCAAGAAGCGATTATTAACGAGAAAGTGCCACCGAAGTTCAGATTCGGCAGATTGTTTACTAGTTCTATTTCCAATTTCAACATAGCCGCAAACTATCATCGTGATGCGGCAAATTTAGAGGGGTGCGTGAATGTTATCATCGCTAAGAGACGGAATGCGAAGGGCGGTAATACTACTGTTCCTGATTATGCCGCTACTATGGATAGTAGCGATAATTCTATGCTTGTATACCCTGCTTGGCGGAACATACATGGTGTTACACCAATTATTCCACTTTCCGAAGATGGATACCGAAACACACTAGTGTTTTACCCATTAAAAGCATTCAATAACTATTGGTAATGAATGTTCAACGGCATAAATACGAGTGCGCTGTGAGGCAACTACTTATATACCGAAAAGAATGGGGATTACAGGCATTTAGGGACTGGGCACACCAGCAAAATCATGTTATGTTTTGGCTTAAACACCAAGATGATTTTGTAATACAATGGAGATTAGGTAATCGTGGTGAAAAAGGAAGGTGGCTCTGATGCCAATTAAACACACAGACAAAGGCTGGTATTGGGGAAACAAAGGTCCATTTGCCACTAAATCACAAGCACAAAGCGTTGCCCGTGCCGCATATGCTCACGGATATAAGGGAGAAGATATGCAAGACGGAGATTACACAGTTCAAGAGTTCGTATTATGTTTGCTTCATAGCGTAACGAATGCCCATATTTTGCATTTGCAAAGCCTGTCGTATTCTGAACACAAGGCTCTTGAGGCTTTTTATACAGAGATTGGCGATTTGACAGATGATTATGTAGAGGCATATCAAGGTAAATACGGACTGATTAAAGACTATGGCGACTATTACAAAACACCGCCACCAGCACTTGAATACATGATTTATCTGAACGATTATGTTGCTAATGCACGACAGCAGTTGCCAAAAGACACAGAATTACAGAATATTACAGACGAAATAGCACAACTAATTGATTCAACTATCTACAAATTGCGCTTCCTCAAATAATATGTGGAATCTTCGGGTCGTTAACTGGAAAGAAGATGGCGAAGAAGTAATAGAAGTAAGAGAAGTCTATTACTCACCCGAAGGTATTCCGTGGGGACATTGTCAAGCAACGGCAATGGGAAGCAACAAAGAAGATGTCGAACGCTATCTATCATGGATGGTGGAAGCACTCACTAAACCAATCCTGACCGAACAGGACTTTCATGCCTACCTTACCGACATACACTAAATGCACCAGTCTTGGCTGTAAGAACGAAAGGTCAAGTTATAACCAGTTCTGTCCTGAACATGGTGGAATCAAGAAGCAGACAGAGAATAAGAAGCAAGCAGATGCCATGTATCAGACGGCACAATGGAAAGCAAGGCGCAAGATAGAGTTAAGCAGACACCCTCTCTGCCAATGCTGTCTAACAAGAGGGATAGTCACCCAAGCCAACGAGATAGACCATGTATTCCCATGGAACAAGATAGGGAAGCAAGCGTTCTACAAGAACCTGTTTCAGTCATTATGCAAGGACTGCCACTCCTATAAGACCGCACAGGAACAACGAGGGGTCATCTTGCATTTCGCAGACGAGGTCAAGACCTACGCACTCAATGATTACGCATTTTGCATGCTCCAATGCTGAAACTTAAAACTCATAGGGCAATCTACAAGGCGACACGGGCACCAACTTTCTGCGGAGAAAGTTGCCCATAGGGGGGTCATGTTGTATGATTATTACAAATGAATAAAAACCAGCCGAACTACACGTATTGGACGGGACAAAACCACGCACAACCAACCCTGTGCTCCTTCCCGAACAAATTAAAAAGAGAATTCCCCGAGCAGAGTGGATGGACGACCCTGATGCGTGGGACAAAGAACAGTTTGTCGCAGAAACCGCAGACTTCCTTTGGACTGTCTATGGAATCGGGAACGAACAGGACAAGCACACGCTGGCTATGCTGGCAGACCATATAGACCTGTATGTGAAATGCACTAAAGGTATTGCAAAGAACGGTATCGTTACGCAATTCAACAATGGTGCGACTATTGGTCCAAATCCATATATCGGCATCAGGAATAAAACAATGTCGCTGATAATTCAGTTAATGAACGAATTAGGGCTTACCCCTAGAGGAAGATTGAGTGCTGGCAAGATTGAGGCAGAAAGCCCTGTTGCGGCATTTCTACGAGGTCCATTCGCCCAATGAATGTAGAAGATGGTATTAAATATGCCCGTGATGTATCTAGCGGGGAGATAAATGTCTGCCGTGATGTAATGCTGGCTTGCCAGCGATTCCTGAATCAATACGAAAACAAGGAATGGGAATGGGTATTCGATAACCGAGTGCCAGCCCATGTTTTACACTTTGCTTCGAATTTACGGCACACTAAAGGACCCGATGCTGGAAAGCCGATTGTCCTAGAGCCATTTCAAATCCTATTGGTTTGCGCCATATATGGATTCAGGTCTAAAAAAGACATTATGAAAAGAATGGTGACTGATGTTATTCTGTTCATTCCCCGCAAAGCAGGTAAGTCCACACTAACCGCAGTAATCGCCCTATACGAGCTTCTGTGTGGCGAAAGTGGTTCAGAGGTGTTTACCCTTGCAACTAACAGAGAACAGGCGACAATCGTGTTTGATGCGGCAAAAGGTTTCGTTGAAAATATGCCGATTGACCTACAAGCCCTGTTTAATTTATCTAAGTATGAGATAAAGAAAGTCGGGGACAGCCAGTCCATGTTCAAAGCCCTTTCCCGTGATACCAAAAAACGGGAGACGGAAAGAACCCTTCTTGCGTTATCGTGGACGAGGCGGCAGCAATCGTGGATAGAAACTCCATTGAAGTTCTGCATTCGGGTATGGTTGCCCGTCAGAATCCGTTGCGTATATACATCACTACCGCCAGTTTCACAAAAGACACCAAATTCTACGAAGATATGCAAATGTTCCAAGCTATGCTCTATGGCGAGGCTACGGACAATCCCCGTTGGTTTGGACTTCTCTATGGTTTAGACCCGCAAGACGACTGGCGAAATGTAGAAACATGGCAAAAAGCCAACCCTATGCACGGAATTAGCATTTTTGAAGATGCTATCGCACAAAGGGCAGAGGAAGCCAAATTCAAACCAGCCGTGCTGAACGAATTTTTGTGTAAAACATTAAACATTTTTGTTAGTGCTAACTCCGCTTGGATTGACCGAGAACATTGGGACAAAGCGAAAGCCGAGCCTACTGAACGCACTCCCGAAGCTGTATTTATCGGATTTGACTTGGCGGCAACTCGAGATTTGAACGCTGTTTGCACTCTTAAACGCTATGGCGAACTAGACTATGAGGCGGAGTTTCAATTTTTCTTGCCCGAAGCTGGTTATGACCTCATTCCTAAACACTATTCAGATATTTTCCGTGTGGCTATCAATTCAGGCATATTGAAACTAACCGAGGGGAATGTCATGGACGATAGGGAGATTTCCGAGTTCATCGTCAAACAATGCGAAAAGTATGATGTCAAAGAAGTAGGTTATGATGCCTATAATGCCGCCAGCCTAGTAGCCCGCCTACACGAACAAGGCATACCTGTCAAAAAAGTGGGACAAGGCATGGCGGTATTAAACAATCCATCAAAATATGTCGAGAAATTGATACTTAATCAACAGATTAAACATGACGGCAATCCATTCTTGGGCTGGCAGTTAGGAAACTGTGAAGTTTACGAGGATGTGAACGGGAATATTAAAATTCGCAAGAACGAAGCTGACAAAGCCGCTAAAGTTGATGGTATTATTGCTATGATTATTGCGGCACATTGTTCGCTAGACAATCCTTTTGTATCTGATAGCTTTGGATTCCGAACTTTTTAGAGTAAGATACGAGGAAATTGGAGGAAAAATGGGTATTTTAGATATTTTTCGAGGCAAAAAACGGCTGTAAAAGAGTCGAATACCCTATTTGGACAGACCCAATTAGGTAACAATGTTGTCTATCAAGGCAACGCTGGCAAACAAACAGTATCCCAACAGCTTCTTTATGTAACTACCAGTAGCGTTACGACTGCTGGCAGAACTGTGGATATGTCCGTCTTGGCACGGAATTCGACTGTCATGGCTTGCGTTGGAGTAAAAGCCCGTGCATTGGCACAGCTTCCAGTCAAGATTATGTTGAAGATGGACGATGGCACTTTTGTTGATGCCCTTCAATCTGACGAGACTGGTAGCCGAGACAAAGCTAGAGCCAAACAAGTATTAAACCTTTTATCAGAACCAAACAAATTTCAAAATCAATACGAGTTTTGGTATCAATGGTCAATGTGGCAAGACCTAGCGGGTGAGTGCTTCACTTTATGGTGGAGAAAGAATCGCAAAGATTCCTCGCAGACCCCGATTGAAATGTATAACCTTGATGCTACGCTGATTACTACCCAGCTTACCGAATTCCGTTACCCTGTATATCGTTTAACAACACCAAGCTACGGTTACAGCAAAGATGAACCCCTTGCCGACTACGAAGTAATGCACATTACAGAAGCCGCATGGCAAGGCTCTGCTGGCTTCAACAAAGGTATTCTCGCTACTGAACTCGTTGCGCTTGACCAAGATATTGACCTTTACGCTAACTTTGTAATGCAGAATGGCGCAAAACCAAGCGGTTTGTTCAGAACTGACCAAGTAATTCCGAATAATAAATACGAGGAAGTTGCCGCAAGGATTAAAGAAGCATGGTCAAGTATGACAGGCTCTAAAAACACAGACCTTTCAAAGCCTGGACAGGGAATGCTGTTAGACCAAGGCATGACTTTTGAAACTGTCAAAATGCTAACTCTGCAAGATGCCGATGCCGCTAATTTGAAAGTTCAAACAATGAAGCGTATCTGTGGCTTGTTCGGTGTTCCACCAGCGATGATTGGTATTGCCGACCAAAAATATAATAATACTCAAACTATGATGGACGAGTTTTATAAAGCCACCATGTATCCTATGATTATCAACATTGAGCGCAAATTGAATATGCACTTGTTGAAAGGCTATCCTAATTTGTGCGTTCGCTTTGATACTAAAGAGTTTTTAAAGGGTGCGCCACTTGACCAAGTGCAGTTTGCTAGCGGTGCGGTAAGTAGTGGTATTATGACACCTAATGAAGCAAGAGAATATTTGAATCTGCCTAAAATTGATGGCGGAGACGAACTAGTTGCAAAATCACAGAAACAAGATAACATTACGGGACAGTCTCCACAAGACACAGGTGGAGGTGGCGGTAACCAAAAACGCAAGATGAATATAGGAACGACATGAATATAGCAAAGCGTATTTTGTCAATTTTCACTTCTCAAATAAAGACGAGTGATGTTACACTTCCTAAAAAGCGTGCTAAACCCCCAAAAATACAAGATAATAATCAGGCTATTTCTAACGGGGTCGTAAATGAAAAATCTAATCCTAGAGTGCAAAGCAAAAGTAACGCTGGAAAAACAGCTAAACGAGGGACAGCTACCAAGCGGAAATCTCGAAGCTAGAGTAACGACATGGGGTGCCCGTGAGGGTGCTGATGGTCGTAGATTCAATTACCAGCCTGAAGGTTTTGCAGACTGGGCACAAGAGTTTGCCGATTCGGGTAAACCTTTGCCGATGTTCCTAAATCATAATGATATGGGAATGCCAATGGGCGAATGGACAGAATTCAATTTTGACGAAGAAGGTATGACCGCTAAAGGTCGCCTATTCCTACAAACACAAGGCGGTTCTGACTTATACACAGTTTTAAAAGAAAGCCCTGATTTGTTCGGTGGTGTTTCTGTTGGTGCTTATGCAGAAGAAGCGCAAATGGTTGATGCAGAAGGTAATGCGATTGACGAAGATACTCCTATCGGTCAAGCGCAAGATGCATATTTTCAAATCACTAAAGGCGGTTTGCGTGAAGTATCCGTTGTTATGTATCCTAACAATCCAGCCGCAGAAGTAATGAAATTAGAGTGTTTTGATGCCGAAGGGCATTTAAATCCTCGTGTAGTTGAGGAAGCCTTGCGTGAGGCAGGACTTTCCAAGAAGGGTGCGACCACCGCATCTTCCGTCTTTAAGAAAATTCTAGAACAGCGTGATGTTGCTCCTGAACTTCCTAAAGAAGCCCCACAATCGGGTGAGCCGAAAGCGGTGGTAAATGAAGCTGACGAAATCCTCAAAGCCCTAGAGTTACGAGAGATTGAGAAGGCATTATCTAAACGCATTAAATAAGGAACTATCATGTCCGTTGAAAAAATCATCGAAAAGTCGATGCGATTGAAGCACAGAACATCGCAAAGATTGAAGAAGTAAAGACTGCTGTTGATGCAAAAGTAGAAGAAGCAAAAGTTGAATTTGCAGAAAAAGTTGCCGCTATTGAGGCTCGTATTTCTGAAATCGGCACTCCTTCTATCATCAAACCAGCTAAAACAATCCGTGAAGGTGTTAACCGCTATGTTCGTGAACAGCTTTCTAATTTCTACAAGGGTGATTCCAAGCTAGAAAAAGAAATCAAAATGTTCGAAGATGCTGGTCAATATGACGCATATTTAAAAGAAGCCTCTGCATTGACAGGTGGCGGTGCTGGTGTTGGTGGTCGTACTGCCTATGACCCAGTATTCCATGCTCTGCGTTTGGCTAACCCAATGCGTGGAGTTTCCCGTTCTGTTGCTACTGATGGTGCTACTTATCAGTTCCGTGCAAAAACTGGTAACGCTGGTGCGACATGGGGCTATGCTGTTGCAAACAACACATCAGCTACAACTGAAAACACAAATATCTGGCAATTAACTTTGCAAGACTTGAATGTTCAGTTCCCAATCCGTACTGCCGCTTTGGACGACATTGATGGTTTAGAAGCAAACGTAGTTGACGATATGCTCGTTGAGTTCTCACAAGTAGAAGCTCAGTCAATGATTCAAAACAACGACCAGTCTGATGTAGTTACCACTTATGGTGGCACAAATGGCTTGCGTGGTTTGAACCAATATGCTGGCGCAAACAGCGTTTATGCTGGTGGCACAATTTCTACTGCGGCATTCGGCACAAGCGGAACAGGTTCTTCTAGCGGTTTGGCTTCATTGGCTACTTATGACCAGTTGACCACAAACGGCAATACTGCTGGTGCGGCTAATGTGACTTACAAAGACATCATTAACTTCATTTACAGCTTGCCACAACAATACTGGACAACTTCTGCGAAGTTCGTTGTTAACCCAATCTTCTTGGCACAAATTCGTGGCTTGACAGATGACAATGGCACTCCAATCTTCGAGCGTATGTCTCCAATGGAAACAGACGGCATCGTAGGTCGTATGCTTGGCTTTGATGTAGTTGTGAACAAATACCTCGACACTCCTAGCTATGCTGGTGTTGACAAGGCTAATTTGTATCCAATGTATTTCGGTGACTGGCAGCGTGGTCATACAATCGTTGACCGCCTGAACATGGTTCTCCGTCGCTATGACCAAACACTCCCTGGATATATCACTTTCTACGGTGAAAAGCGTTTGGCTACCAGCGTTGTTGACCCATTCAGCATCATCCGTTATCGTTCTACTGGCACAGCAAATGCCTAATTAAAGCGTGGGGGGAGAAATCTCCCCACCTTTTTAACTATTGATTTGGAATAAAAAATGAACCTCATTCTCGAAGCCGTAAAAAAAGCCCTTACAGAAGGTGAAGCTACTGTCAATCTGAACGAAGCCTCTGCAATTACTGGCTCTGGCTCGAATGTTGGTGGTCGTGTTATTTATGACGATGCGTTTGCCGCACTTCGTTATGCAAATCCGTTGCGTTTAGTTGCTCGTCAAATTACTACTATCGGCTCTGATGAAGCGTTCGTAGTCAAGACTGGTAACGCTACAAATATTCAAAATGGCTCTGTAAACCCATGGGGCTATCCAATTAACAACAATACTGGCACACCTAATTATGCAACTAGCTTTTGGCAGTTGCCAGTTCGTTCTATCAATGCCGTTGTTCCTGTAAGAACAGCCGTATTGTCTGACATTAACAATTTACAATCCACAATCGCAGATGATTTGATGCTGGAATTTGCACAGCAAGAAGGTTTATCTATGATTTTGAACAATGACCAGTCAGGCTCAACAACTGTAAATTACGGTGCTACAAGCGGTCTGCGTGGTTTGAATCAATACGCTGGCTCGACTTCTGCCGCATCTTTTGGCACAAATGGTTCTGCAATTACTAATGGTTTGCACACAGTTAAACAAGTATTAATGGGAAGCAATTCCGCATTCGCTTACAACGATATTGCAAACCTTGCCGCAGCTCTACCTGCTCAATATTGGAGTAATCCTACAACAGCGTGGATGATGCACCCTTCTACTATTCAGGCTTTGCGTGAATTGAAAGATAATGGCGGATTGCCTTTATTCCTAGACATCGGAGAAACTGATGGTTATTCGATTGGCAATATTTTTGGCTTCCCTGTTATTCCTAATCCGTATATGTCAGTATTGGCTACTGGCGCATATCCAATTTATTTGGCGGCATGGGATAGGTTTATGACCATCGCTGATAACGAAGAAATGAAAATTCAAATGTTAGAGCAGACAAGTCCGGGCTATGTAACTATTTTTGCTGAAAAGCGTGTTTGCTCGACAATCCGTGATGTATTCGCTGGTGTTCGTTTAGTAGCACCTTAAAAGGTAAATTATGCCAGTTGATATTGGTTCAAATGCTCCGATACTGGGCGGAAGTCGTAATCCGTTCAGCTACGAAAAAATAGAGCAAGTCAGCCGTGATATTTCAACGGCTTGGCTTACTCTTGATGAAATCACACAACAATTAAATCTTTATGAAGATGAAAGTCAGGACTCTTATCTTCAAGGTTTGGAGTTGGCTACTCGTATGGCTATCGAGGATTATTTGGGAATGACCATTTTCTCGGTGAAATACAAGGTGTATTATGGCAACCCGAATGGTATTGGGTCATATACTAATTTTGATTTACCAGCCGTATCACAACCATTTCAAGGTCAAGCTGGTGTAGTTATCAACGAAGTAGGTTATTACACAGGCGACCAACCAGCCGCATTTACTGTTGTTCCAAAAACACAATACAGTTATGACCCGACTGGCAATAAAGTAATCGTTACTGGTATCCCTTCGGAAATCAGTCAAACAGTTACCAACCCTGTCGTGATTACCTACACAACTAACGCTAATCCAATAGCACAGTATCCCGTTATTAAACAGGCTGGCTTGCTATTGTTGACACACCTTTACAACAATCGTAGTAATAGTATTCAAGGTTCTTTGAACGATATTCCGTTCGGAGTTGACCATTTATTGAGACCTTACAAACCATTGGTGATGTAAATGGCAATCGCCCGTTATGAAAATATTACTGTAAACAATGTAACCAATAGCGTAGATGAAGTTGGTCAATACACGACTACTATTACAAAATGGTTCGGCACACGGGCGAGAGTTCAGGATGTCAAAAACGGATTACAGATTACTAAAGATGAACGGGTATATACCGATTTAGTTCGATTCGTTTTGAATTACACACCGAACACACGCAGAATTGTAGATTATCAAAACCTATACAGCATTAACTGGCGGGGGCATGATTGGCGGATTACTGATTGTATTGAATCAAATGACCGCATGAATGTAACTTTCCTTTGTTATCGTAACGACCCAAGCACACCAGTATGACAACAGAAAACAGTATTTTCGAATATGCCAAAGCTACGCAAGCACAGCTTAAAGCTATTTGCGACCCCGTGCCCGTGTATGCTAATTTCAACAGGAATTACGCTACCGAGCCGAAATGGGTGGCATGGCAAATCAGGAATGTTCATCAGCCTGTTTATACTGGCACAACCCACTCTGTAAAAGGCATTGATAGACCAGTCGTTATGATGAATGTATTTGCAAAAGAGTTTGCAGATGCCCTTCAAATAGCGGATACTATTAAAACAGCATTAAATGGATATAGCGGTCAATACGGAGGGGTAGGTGGGTTTTACATCAGTAAAGCCGATGTTGCAATTCTGTATAATAGCTATGATAATACGATAGGATTGCATCAGGTAGTGATGGATTGCACCCTTGATATTCCAGCTTAATAAGATAGAATTTGTTTAACTTTTTAAATTTAAGGAATTAAAATGGCTCTCCCAAATCGTGTCCTCCCTGGATTCTCGGTATCACTCTGGTGTCAAACTGGCGATACTCCTACTGCATTATCCGTATCTAACTTGTCCGTATGGACTGGCGAAGTTGAAAATATCGTTGGCACAGAAGCCAATGGTCTCGGCACAGATGGCGAACAGTTGAAAGTTGAAGCTGTTCCTGCTGTCGGTCAAGACGATGCAGTTGCATCTTTCATGGTAGCTGGTGCCCGTCAATCTGACAAGATTCCAACACAGTCAGCACCTACTTCTATGACAATTACTGCCGCATGGAATCCTAGCGATGCAGGTTTGTTGTTAATGCGTTCCGATGCTTATAGCGGAACTATTGACCGCACTTTTGTTATTGCCGCAGTTGATGGTTCAGACACAGATGCTTTCGCTTTCAATGGTCGTGTATCAGAGTTCAAAATTGATGCACAGCCCGGAGCAGAAGCCAAGTGTGTGTTCTCAATTCACCCTCGTGGCAATCAGTTCGGCTGGTCTAACAACACCTAATACGGAAGCCCCTTCGGGGGCTTTTCTACATGACACAAATAAACAATACAGACGATTTATTCAGCTACCTAGTAAGCCAAGCCACTAGCGGTCAAAAAAATTGGTTCGGCTTTACTCAACAGCGTATTACAGGGATTCATCTTGCCTATGAAATCTCCAAAAATTTAGCAGACAAAATGTCCCCTGACGAAATCGTTGATTATGTCATTGGCTTAAATAATGCTATTTATCGGAAGATGATTAAGGCAGACGGAAATGGCTGAAGTTAGCGTTAAATTTCATGTGAACGGGATTCCCGAGTTCACAGAATTACTGCGAGAAATGAAAGAGGATTTGGGTCCACGAGACGCCAAGAATATCCTCAACAGAGCCGTCAGACAGGCTATGAAGCCCGTTCTTTACCTAGCGCAGACCTATGCCCCAGTTGAGACTGGTGCGCTTCGTGCGAGCCTGCAAATTGAGGCTAGGAAGCCTACTTCAAAAGACAAGCGTTCAATGTATGTGAATCCTTCTGATGTCGTTATTGGCACAGTTACGACAGCGAGTGGCGCAAAACTAGCAAGAACCAAGTTTATGAATCAGCTTGCACCCGAAGGCACAAAAATTAAACAGGTCGGTATTAAATCCGATGCCCGTGCTAATGTCCAAGAACATGGAAGCTACAAAATGGCGGCACACCCTTTTCTCGCACCTGCGCTAGAGCAAGGTGGCAAGGAAGCAGTAGAACTATTAGGATTATCGTTACAAACAGCCTTGTATAAATATCAGGCAAAACAAACTAAAAAAGGATAAAACATGAGTAACTTTGCAAAAGCATTTGGCAAAAAATTTGATTCAGATTCGGTTCGTGTTCGTTCATTTGAATTGAACGGCAATACATTTAAAGTTCGTATTCCGCTTACTGCTGAATCAGAGGCGATGGCTGAACGCTTAAAAAACGCTGATGATGCGCTAGTAGAAAAGTATTACAAAGAATTATCTACAAATTTTTTGACCAACAAAGCCGATTACGAAAAAGAAAAAGGCATTGAATACAAAGAAAACGATGTAGTCATTCAAGGTCGTTCTCTCCGTGAAGCGGCAAAAATAAAGCCTTAACCGAAATGCGTATTTTGGAAATGATGAAATTGCTCGTTCCCGAAGAAAAAGATTTTGACATGGCAACTATTACATACGATATGGTTGACGAGTTATTTCCATTTCCAGTTCAGATTCAAATGCTGGAAATGATTGGCGAAACAATTAGTCCTAGCTACGATAAAAACAAGGGAAAGTAATTCGGTCAGTTCGTAGGCAAGTTAAGGCTTATTTGACTGCACACGGGACTGACCCGAACACAGTAGATGAGGAAACCTTTGCAGATATTTGCGTTATGTTTAATGACGGAGTTATTGGTAATTTAGGTCTATTACAAGTTCTCGGCTCTCATGCGGCTGGGCATTTTAACAGCCTATTGCCGAAAGGTGCATCACCCTATAAACTACGGGATATAATACCGAATCAGTATGAGTATCTTTATCCTCCTCTTACTGAAGCGCAACAGAAAGAACAGGCTGGCAAGAATCTTTTAAGTTTTGCCATGATGAGTGGACATATACCTAGTCATTTGATGGAGAAATTGTAGATGGCACAAAATATTGCAAGACTAGGGGTCATTCTAGGTGTAGATACAGCCGAGTTTCAAAAAGGGCTTGATTATGCCGAATCCAAAATAAAAGCCTTTGCCGCTAGCCTTCCAATGTTGGGTGTTGCCGCAGGTGCCGCATTTGTCGGAATGACAAAACACGCACTAGACTTCGCAGATTCAATTTCCGATACTGCTGCGGCTACAAATATGAGTATCGCTGGTGTTCTCAAAATTGGCGATGCGCTGGAAATGTCAGGCGGTAAATTTGAAGATGCTGGCAAAATCCTTGAAAAATTCAATGCCAATATCAGTTCTGCCGCAATGGGTTCGCAACCTTTGCAAGATGCTTTCAAAAAAGCGGGTGTCAGCCTTAAAGAATTAGCAAACCCCGATACCGAGGCAATTCTAAATAAAACTGTAAAAGGCATCGCTAATTTAGGCGATATTGCAACGCAAACAAACCTCAAAATCCAGCTATTCGGCAAAGGAATGCGGGGAGTTGACATTACAAACTTTTTTGACATTATCAAAGAGGGCGATGAGGCATGGAAAAATACGCTGATGCCGTTGCAGTTGCCGCAGATTTGCACGACAAACTTGCCGCTAAAGCTACTAGAACAACGCTAGTATTTACACAGGCTTTTTTGCCAGCGATGAATACGACATTTGACAGTTTGAACAAAGCTGGTAGTGCGATGGAAACATTCGCTTATGTAGCTGGCGAAGCGTTCAAAACAGCTATTTATGCGGGTCGTTTATTCGTTACTGTATTACAAACAATTAACGCTTCTGTAAACCTAGTCGGCTATTTGATGGACGATTTAGGACACGGCAAGTTCAACACCTTAATGGATAGGCTAAAAGAATATGATGCCTATGTAGGTAAACTCCGCAAAGGAGATAAAGAGTTTGCCTATCAACTTGAACACCCGCCAACCGCTAGTGGTAAAAGACCTAACGGAAGTCGTGAAACAGAATTATCCAATGAAGCTAAAAAACTTCAGGAAATGCTTAATATTGCCAAATTGCTTTCAGTAGAGTTTGAAAGACAAGGCAGATTCTCTATTAAGCAATTAAAAGTTCGTAATGCTATGGCTGGCATGACGAATGACCAAAAACGCATTCAGGAAGCGGTCAATCAACAGCTAGATGCCACCAGCAAAAAATTGATGAAATTACCAAAAAGCGAGAAGATGCCGTAGGTCGTGGTGCGGATAAATCTGTTATCGCTGAATACGACAGACAGATTGAAAAGTCAAAGAATTAGGCGATGAGTTTGCCAAAACAGCAGAAAAAATTGAAAGGTCTGCAATCGCTTCACAGAGAACATTCTCCTATGGCTGGAAAAAAGCCTATGACCAATATGCCGAAGATTCAGAGAATTATGGCAAGATGGGCGAGGATATGTTCAATTCTTTCACAAACAATATGAGTTCCGCTTTAGATAAATTCGTAGATAGCGGTAAAATTTCATTCGGTGATTTGGCAAACAGCATTATTAAAGACCTTCTCAAAATTCAGTTGCGTATGCTTATGATGCAAGGCATTAGCAAAATGTTTGGCGGTTTCGGTGATTTATTCGGTGGTTCTAGTGGCGGTTTTGCGAACGATGCTGGCGGTATGGAAGTAGCTGGCTCGTTAGGGTTTGCCGATGGTGGAAATCCGCCTGTGGGAGTTCCTAGCATTGTTGGGGAGCGTGGACCCGAATTATTTATTCCTTCAAGACCCGGAACAATTATCCCGAATAATCAATTAAGCAATATGCTAGGCGGTTCTACTGTCAATTACAACGGAACATATATCGCTAGTATGAGTGCTATTGATACACAGTCTGCTACACAGTTTTTGGCTAAAAATCAAAATGCTGTATGGGCGGCAAATCAAAATGCTCAACGAAGCCTTCCAAACAGTAGATAACTATGCCTAATTTAACAACTATCCTAGCGATTTCAGAGCAAGTAGCAATCAATGACCAGCGTATGGTCGGTCAGGCTATCAGCCGTAACCAGCGTATTTCTACAAGCGAAATCGTAACGAATGTGCCGTTCCAGTTTGAGTTCAAACCAAACAATTACCAGCTATATTCACAGAATCGTGATTTGCTGGCTAATCTGCGCTATTTTGATAAATCGTTGGAACAGTATTTAAACTTTTCAAATACTGGGTGGGTAAACTATATTGCGTATAGAGGCGAAATGACTAGCGGTCAAATTGCTTCGTGCCAATGGCAAACTGCTTCCGCAAATAAAATTTTGGTATTAGGGAATCTACCTAGTATTTCCGCAAGCAAGTTTATTGTTCGTGCTGGTGATTTCTGTCAGGTGGGGAGATATGCCTATATTGCTACTACTGATGTTCTGCGTGGGATTAGCACTACTGTTAGCATACCTGTTCATCGCAACCTAATCGGCACAGTTGCAAGCTCAATTAACGCTGTTATCGGTCAATACGGCACGACAGTATCAATGGGCGGGAATAACTACACAGGGGTTACATTTCCTGTAATACTTCAACAATACCCGACATACAGTTTAATTCCGATGACTAATGATTCATTCATTCAATGGAATTCGCCATTTAAAGCGTTTGAGGCTATCGTATGAATGTAATTCCGCCAGTAACCGACACTAATAATATTCGCTATGCGGATTTTGTTCGTATCGTTACTAACGATGCAGAATATCGTTTTTCTACTGCCGCAAAAGAAATCACAGTTCCCGCTATTGACCCGCTTCCGTTTGACGGATTAAGCCAGCTTGTAGATATTGGGAAGGTTCAGCGTGATATTAAATCTACTGCGAATCAAACAAGTATTACGCTTATTGGTATTGATACCGCCATGCTCGGATTAGTTTTGGGCACAGACCTTAAAGGTTCTCAAATAACCATGTGGAAAGGGTTTTTTGATACAGACGGCAACCTATTAACCACAGGCGGAACAGGCGGTCTATATCAATATTTCTACGGATATATCAATTCTTTCTCTATTGGCGAACAATGGATGGAGGAAGTTCGTATGTATGTCGGATTGATAACAGTCAATGCGGCAAATATTCAAATGATTTTGCAAACAGGGTAGCTGGAAGATTTACCAATAATGCAAGTTGGCAATTTTTCAATAGTGGCGATACTTCGATGAATAGGGTAGCGACTATATCTACTTTGTATTTCCCATTCGGAAAACAAAATAAATGATTCGTTATGGCAACAAATTTGACTTTCCTGTTATTTATTCTTTGCTCGAGCATTTTTGCCGTCAGCATAAGTTTGAAATATTGAAAGACGAAACTACATGGTCTAGAAGCCATGTAGAAAAACAATTAAGTATTGTTTTGGCTGGTGCTGGATTTATATTGATTGCAGAAGATGGCAGTGGGTTTTTGGTGGCTTTGAAAGCACCCTGTTTTTTTATAGAAAATGCTTTTTCTTTGCATGAGATAATTTGGCATGCAAAAAACGACAAGACATCAATAAAACTATTAAAAAATTTATTGAAATTGGCGATGAAATGAAAGACAAGGGAGAAATTAAAGAAGCGCATTTCTCCGCTTTTACTAATGCTGATTTCCGTAGATACGGGGCAACGAAATTACAGAACACTTGGAAGATATAGTATGGGTGGCGGTGGCGGAGTAATTGGTGTTGTAATCGGTGCAGTCGTAACTGCAATCGGTGTATTTGTGCCAGGAGCGCAAGCGTTGATTCCTATGGGAATCACAATGATGGCATCTTCCGTTATTTCAGCCGTAACAGCCCCTAAACCTCCTAGCTACGACCAAAACTCAACACAGCAATTAAATACTGGCTCAAATATTCAAATTCAGCCAGCGACTACTAATAAATTGCCAGTAGTGTATGGCACTACATTTATTGGTGGAACGATTACAGACCTATCTATTACAACCGACAACCAAAATTTGTATTATGTATTGTCATTGTGCGAAGTAACTGGCAACGGCTCTGATGTAATTCAATTCGGTGATATTTATTATGGCGGTAAAAAAGTCATACTAGACGGCACAACTGTTACTGGCTTGCTCGATGTTTCGACTGGTGTTACAGATACAACAGTAAATGGCTTAATTAACATTTATCTGTATAACGATGGCTCTTTCAGCCAACGAATACGACACAAAGCGCAATATCCGTTATGCAGTCTAGCGGATTGTCATACACTTGGGACAATAACAAGTTAATGTCAAATTGTGCGTTTGCGATTGTAAAGCTAACATACAACGCTAATGCCAATGTAACGCAAATTGCACAGACCCAGTTTCAAATAATCAATTCTCGTAGCAATACTGGCGATGTTTTATACGACTATTTGACCAGCGAAGTGTATGGTGCCGCAATTCCGCCCAATCAAATTGATACCGATAGCCTTACAGCCTTGACTGCATATAGCAATCAACTAGTTACATTTAATAATTATTTAGGCAACCCTTCTACACAGCCTCGTTTTAAATTTAACGGAACGATTGACACCACTCAATCTGTTATGAACAATTTGCAAAGCATGACCCAATGCTGTGATTGTTTGCTTAAATACAACGAGATTTATGGCAAATGGAGCATCATAGTTCAAACTCCGACAGCCGTGCCAGTAATGAATATCAGCGATAGCAATATCATTTCTGCAATTACTATTACAACGCTAGATATTTCAAATACTTACAATATCGCAGAGTGTCAGTTTCCCGATGTAACTTTAAACAGTTCATTTAATACCAGCACGATTGACCTTTCCGTTGTTGCTCCTGATTTAATGTATCCGAATGAACCACAGAACATTCAAACAATCAAACTGCCGTTGGTCAATAACGATGTTCAAGCACAGCTATTGGCTACTCGTTTCCTTAAAGCGGCACGGCAAGACCTTCAAATTCAATGCACAATTAGTTTCACAGGGCTTGAATTAGAGGCTGGCGACATCGTAACAGTTACTAACGCCAACTATGGCTGGACAAACAAACTATTCCGTTGTTTGCGTGTAGAGCAAAATTTCCAAGTAGATTCAGGTATTACAGTTTCTCTGCTTTTACAAGAATATGACCCTGCCGTATATAACGATGCCAGCGTAACTCAATACACTCCAGCACCGAATACTGGCTTGCCTAGCCCTAATATTTTTGGCACAGTTCCAGCCCCCGTAGTTACTGGCACACAAAGCAATTCTGTCGTTCCTACTATTCAATTAACTGCGACTACAAGTAGTGCGGGTATTATTCAATACGCTGAAATATATTATTCAGCTTATCCGACACCTTCTACTTCACAGCTTATTTTTGGCGGAACAACCGAGATTGCTCCTAGTGGTTTACCCTACGGCAATAATGTAGCGTTGCCTGTTGTGAACCTTGCAAATATCCCTGCTGGAAATTGGTATTTCTTTAGCAGAATGGTAAATAGCCTTGCGACAAGTTCATTCTCGCCAGCTTCCACAGTTTTAAATTGGAGACCGCTAACATTTCAATTTACAGACAGATACCTTGATGTAGCGTTTGCTGACGATGCGACTGGTGGCGGATTTAGTTTAGACCAAACAGGAAAGTCCTATTTCGGTCTATTTAACTCCAATACTGCCTCAACAGACCTAAACCCTTCGGACTACACTTGGTATCCCGCTGACCCTGTTTTCGGGGGTGATAAATACCTTCTTTATATCAATCGTGGAAGCCGTAAATTCAGTTTTGCGGTAGGCACGGCTGGTTACGCTTCAACTACTGGCAGATTCGTTCCTACTGATACTGCCACCTATGACCCTAGTTTATGGTCAGGACTGCCTACGCTAGTGGATATTATTGATTTAGATGCAAGAACAGGTCAATTATTAGGCACAGGCACTTCTTCTGTATCTACTGCCGATGGTTTGTTAAGAGTTACTAACACTCCTGACGGAACAGTTATTGCTGCACTTCAACGCTTCCTCAATTTCGGGGCTGGTGTTTATTCCAAGACATTCAATGTCAACGCTTTGACTATTGATGTGTATGGTCGAGTTTTGGGTATCACCGCCCAAGACTCATTCTATTTCACACAGTTAAATTACAATGCTACTGCGGGTCAAACGACATTTGCAGTAACTCACATAGTCGGTCAAATCCTCGTATTCAAAAATGGAGAATTGCTTGATGAGGCAGACTATACCGAGACTACAAGCGATATTGTATTGAATGTTGCCGCAAGTTTAGATGACCGAATCGTAATTTTGAATATGCGGGTTACTGCCTATGAGAAGTATTACTACCCATTAAATATCACAGTCGCTTCTGTAAGCGGAAATGATATGTATTATTCAAGTTCTAGCAGTCCATTCCAATATATCAAAGCTGGCGATAATTTAACTTTCAGTAATGTTGGAACTCCGACTTCTTATACAGTTTCAGCCGTAAATTACGCAACTCGCAAAATTACATTCACAACTGCGCCTACTGCAACGGCTGGCGATATTGTTTATAATTTTGTGGCGAAAGATGCCAATTACAGACCATTCAGCCGTTATACAACGACTGTAAGTTCTGCCAGCGACTACACTCCTACCGAATGGGCTGTAAATTCAGGCTATGAAATGCCATTTATAAACGGAGTGGCTATCAATGAGGCTGACTACGATATTTCTGTAAATACTATTACAGGCTTCCCATCTTCCGTAACTGGCAAAATTACATGGATTCAGTTTGCGGCAAACAATCTTGGAGTGTCTTGCGCCAGCGTTCAAAATGCGATTTCCTATTCTACGGCTGGTCAGGCTGTGTATTCTGTTGACCACAATACTGCGGCATTCCAAGCCTATTTCAACGGGGTAATCCTGTCGTTGGGCGATGATTACACCGATACGGCAACAGATATTACGCTATTAAATATTCCCGATAACAGTTATACTCTTATCCAGCTTCAATCATATAATAGGTCAGGAGCCGCATGACACAAGCCTTTAACCTTTCACAATTAGCGAACCAAGTTAATTCTTCGGGGCAATTAGATGCCTCTACGGGGCTGGTTAATGCCGTCCCTGTGGCAAACGGAGGAACAGGCGGTGCTACCTCTGCACAAGCCAAAATTAACCTGAATGTCATTACTGGTGCAAATAATTCCGAAGTTATCCCTTCTGGAACAACGGCACAGCGAGATTCAGTCCCTAATTCGGGTTATTTCCGATTCAATACCGATGTAGGACAATTTGAAGGATATAATGGTTCTGCTTGGGGTTCTATTGGTGGCGGAGCAACAGGGGCTGGCGGTGATGCAGTTTTTGTGGAAAATGGTGTAACAGTAACAACTAGCTATACACTATCTACAAACAAGAATGCGATGACAGTTGGTCCAGTAACTATCAATTCAGGCGTGTCAGTTACAGTCCCAAGCGGTCAGCGTTGGGTAATACTTTAAGGATAAAACATGGCTTCTTTAATTCCAGCAGGAAATGCGGCAGGCACAGGGTCAATGACCATTCAAGCCCCTGCAACCAATAGCAACCAAACGCTCAATTTGCCCGATGCAAGCGGAACAATGGCATTAACTACAAGCGGCACTCCTGTTGCTGATTGTTGGTATCTTAATGCAATTTATACAAGTGCGGCTGATGTTCAAACATTTATTACTGCAAATTTAAGTCAATTAAACTTAACTGGAACTGCTGTATTAGGTTCTATGACACAATCAAGCGGAGTGTTTACATTCCCACAAACAGGATTGTATAGGGTAGCTTTTGCAACACAGTTTTATAGTAATGCAAATATAGCTAGATATTGTTTTGGTCAAATAAATGTATCTACCGATGGCGGTTCTACATATTCCATTCCCGCTGTTTCAGGTTGTTCTATTGACGCTATTGTTGCTGGCTCAAATACATTTCAAAGCGGATTTGTTGAAGTTATGATAAATGTAAATAATACATCAAACATAAAAGTAAAATTTTCTACTAACTGCACAAATAACATAAATGTGAATTGCACTAATCCCGCTATCACTACTTATATGACATTCACTCGTTTAGGAAATTCTGTATGAACATAATGACTGGACAGCCTGACCATATTGAAGATTGGTTAGCAGAATTACATACAGGTCAATGGTTTGGTTGGTCAGACCCAACAAACAAGGTTTATGAAAATCTTGTAATTCTTGACCCGCAATATAAAAAACCCACTAAAAACAATGTGAAGATGGTTTGAAAAAATGCAAGGGGCAACAGCATGACATTTATCATAGACGGCACGGCTGGCGAGACTTTCCCTGATAGTTCAGTTCAAGCTACTTCTGCGCTTGTAGCGGGTAAAACACCATATGCTAATTTGCCAGCAGGAAGCGTGATTCAAGTTGTTCAAGGCTCAACCAATGCGGCAACAAGCGTTTCAACTGGAACATTTACAGCAACAAATCTTTCCGCAACTATTACCCCAAGATTTAACACCAGCAAGATTTTAATTTTGATGACTAATTCTTTGTATATTACAAGAGGAAGCGCAACTGATGTCGGTGTTGGAGTAGGTATATACAGAAATGGCGGTGCTGTTTATGTTGATAATGGTGCTTATGTAAATTTTTATTACAGTTCTTCAAGTGTTGGTAATATCAGAAACAGAACTCCTTTAAATTATTTGGATTCTCCAGCATCAACATCATCTTTGACATATACCTTGTATATAGCTTGGTATGGAACAGCAGGGCAAGGCTCTAATGCGGCATTAAATACAGACAGCCAATATTCATTTATTACATTGATGGAGATTGCGGCATGAACTTAACAACAAATCAAATAAATGCAATCTATAAACTTTATCCTCAAACAGCAAGCACACAAGGCGATAAAGCCTATGATGCTGAAGGCAAAGAAGTCAAATACAATCTTGCTGATGTAACGGCTCAAGCCAAAAAAGATGAATGCGTTGAAAATTGCAAACAGCTTTTACAAGCATCTGACTGGTCTGTATTACCTGATGTAGGCTTACAAAATCAAGCTGACTATGTTTTGTATCGTTCAATTCTGCGGAACTATGTAATCAATCCCGTAGAGAATCCTGATTACCCAACCTTGCCCACCCCTATTTGGAGTTAAATATGGCTTACGGTTCAGTTGCTTTAGACCAAATTACAACTAGTGTCCCCAATGTCTCATTAGGGGCTGGCAATGCCACCATTATGAAAAATAAACTCATAAATGGGGCTTTTGTAATAGACCAAAGAAACAATGGCGGTAGCATAACTCCTACCTCAACAGGGACAGTTAATTATTGTTTAGACCGTTGGGCTAATGTGATTTCACAATCATCAAAATTTAGTATTCAGCAAAATGCTGGCGCAATTAGCCCTCCAGCAGGATTTACAAACTATCTTGGCGTAACCTCTTTATCTTCATACTCAATTTCTTCATCTGATTATTTTTTATACAGCAAAGAATTGAAGGATACAATGTTTCTGATTTGGCTTGGGGAACTGCCAATGCAAAACAGTAACATTATCTGCTTGGGTTTATAGTTCATTGACTGGAACTTTTGGAGGCTCAATATTTAATGGCGCTGAAAATCGTTCTTATCCGTTTACTTACACAATTTCTTCTGCAAATACATGGACTCAAATAAGCGTAACTATTGCTGGAGATACAACGGGAACATGGGCTACAAATAGTTCAACAGGTCTTTCTGTAATTTTTGGTCTTGGAGTTGGTTCAACATATAGCAAAACTGCTGGCACTTGGGGAACAACCAATGGCTATTCTGCAACTGGAGCAGTATCAGTTGTTGGGACAAACGGTGCTACATGGTATGTAACTGGAGTTCAACTAGAAGTAGGCTCAATAGCAACGGGTTATGAATACAGAATGTATCAGCAAGAATTAGCATTGTGTCAGAGGTATTATCAGACTTCAGATATTGGCACACCAACAAATTATTATGGTGGTTTTGTTGGAACTGTTTATGCAAGTGGAACACAAGCCTTTGGAAATGGAACATTTAAAACAACAATGCGAACTGCACCTACAGTAGTTTTATATGATGGAACTGGTGCTGGTTATGTTACGCAAAATGGTATTGCTGGTGGAATAGCCGCAACTCCTGTAATTATCACTGCCGCTGGTTTTTCAGCGGTAAATAGAACTTCAGGAAGTTTTAACACTACCGTTGGATACCCAGTTCTTGCTGGATTTACTGCTTCTGCGGAGTTATAAAATATGTATAAATTATCACTTAATAATTGGGATGGAAAACTTAGCGATGTAGTTATTCGTTTATCTGATAGTGCATCTATTCCTAAAGACCCTGATAACACAGACTATCAAGCCTACCTAAAATGGGTAGAAGAAGGCAATACACCATTGCCTGCAGATGAATAAGGTGTAGAATTACATAAAACAAAACAAGACATGATTGGCGGTCTCTGTGAGTGCATAGGGGCTAAAACCGAGAATTGGGGCTATCATGGCTGTATTTAATAAAAACACCCTTACACAAGTAAGCGGTTTTGACAATCCGATTATTGCTGGTGAATTAGTTTATCAGCAAAAACCTTTTGGAATCTGACACTTACATCGGAAGATGGAATCACACCTGTTGATTTAACTGGTGCGACTATTGATGCTCAAATTATTCGCAGAACACTTTCCAATGTTCAAGATACTCGTTACGGGCTTTCTTTTGACATTGGTAATTACACTCCTACACCAACAGCTATACCTCTGACTATTTCAAATATTTCAGAATTAGAAGGTTCATTTACTCTTGTAATAGATGACAGCTCTTGGGATTTATTAGATGACGATGTTCAATTAGACATCAATTCAATTAATGGTGCTGGATTTTCGGGTCGTATCAAAATTAGTTTCCCGCAATCAGGAGAAACACCGCCCGAAGATAACATTATTTTTCTATTATTTTTAGTTCGTTCAGACGGAATTGTGAGGGTCTAATGGCTCAAATCAATGTAAAAGCTGTTCCAAGTAATACTACTGTTACTGTTCAAGACGGGAATAACATTACTGCCAATGTAACAGGCGGTAATAATATCAATCTTCAAGTAACTCCGACTCCTAGACAAATTGTTCAAATTAACAGAGGAGTTCAGGGTCGTAGCGGTGGAGATTTTATTGGTGGTTATCCAGTAGTAATGAGTGATATTAAAAGAAATGATGTAGTAATGTTTGGCACTAACGAATGGGTAAATACCAATCAAACTGAAATAGCCGATGGCGGCAACTTTTAAGGAGTAATTATGAGTAACTTAATCCGCATTAAGCGTAGGACATCGGGTTCAGCAGGAGCACCTGCCTCGTTAGAAAACGCAGAATTAGCATTTAACGAAGTAGGAGAAGTCCTTTACTATGGTCAGGGAACAGGTGGTGCTGGCGGTTCTGCCACCAGCATTATCGCTATCGGTGGTAGCGGTGCTTTCGTTGACCTTTCTACTTCACAGACAATCGGTGGCACAAAAACATTCAGTAACGCTATTGTTGCTTCAATTACTGGCAACGCTGGAACTGCTACTGCATTGGCTACTGGTCGCACTATTTCCATTACTGGCGATATTACCTATACCTCTGGCGCATTTGACGGCACAGGAAATGTAACTGGCACAGGCACTTTAGCAACTGTTAATAGTAATGTTGGAACATATACTAAAATCACTATCAACGCTAAAGGTTTAGCGACTGCTGGTTCACAAGCAAGCCTATCTGATTTGTCTAGTCCTACTGGTGATTTTAGTTTTGCTAGTCATAAACTAACTAATTTGGCTGACCCTGTTTCTGACCAAGATGCGGCAACCAAATATTATGTAGATAGCGTTGCACAAGGTCTTGATGTTAAGGCTTCTGTATTAGTCGGCACAACTGCAAACATTACATTGTCAGGTTTACAAAACATTGACGGAGTTACTGTTGCGGCTGGCGATAGAGTATTGGTTAAGAATCAAACTGCACAAGCTGACAATGGTATTTATATCGCTTCCGCTTCTGCATGGAGCCGTTCTGCCGATGCAAATACATGGAATGAACTTGTTTCTGCTTATACTTTTATTGAAGCTGGCTCTACTCTTTCCGATACTGGTTGGGTTTGCACAGTAAATCAAGGTGGAACACTCGGAACCACTCCTGTAACTTGGTCACAGTTTAGCGGTGCTGGAACTTATGTTGCTGGAACAGGCTTGACTTTGACAGGCAATACTTTCAGTATTACTAATACTGCTGTTTCTGCTGGCTCTTATGGAAGCACAGGCGGAACACAAACATTAGTAGCTACTGTAAACGCACAAGGACAACTAACTGCATTGGCGGCATACGACATCAATGTAGATGGCGGAACATTCTAATATTTGACCCTGCTATATAGCGGATAAAAGGGAAGCCAAATGGCTAATAAAATACAAGTTAAAAGGTCGGCTACTCCATCAAAAGTGCCGACCACTACTGACCTAGATTTAGGTGAGTTCGGTATCAATACCTATGATGGAAAGGTATATACCAAGAAAACAATGGCACAGCAAGCATTATTCAATTAGCTAACGCTGGCGCAAATTCAGACATTACAAGCCTTTCAGGAATCACAGGAACTATCGGTAGCCCTACGGCTATTCAGATGGGTAATGGTTCAGGAACTACCCTTGCCGCAGGCAAAATGTGGTATGACCAAACCACAGGCTCTTGGAATCTTGGAATGGGTGGTGGCAACATTACCCAACAAGTCGGTGAGGAATTATTCGTTTATGGCAAAGCAAGTTCAGCTATTTCAGGAAATACAACTGTTCAATGTATTTATCAAACTGGAACAGTAGGAGCAAGCGGAGCAATTACTTTTGCGCCATCAGTTTCAGGAATCACAAATGGTGATTTGATTATTGGTCTAGCAACAGAAGATATTGCATTAAATAGTTTTGGTCGTATTACTTCATTCGGTGTAATTCATGGAGTAAATGCAAGCGGAAGCATTTATAGCGAAACATGGGCTGACGGAGATACTCTTTGGTATAACCCTGTAACTGGCGGTGTAACTCATACAAAACCAGTAGCACCTAATATCAAAGTTCAATTAGGAACAGTTATCAATGCTGGTTCAGGCGGTTCAGGCTCAATTCAAGTAGAAATAAATCATGGCTCTGTATTGGGTGGCACAGATTCAAATGTGCAATTAACTTCCGTAGCAACAAACAATTTATTGCAATACAGTTCATTAGGCTATTGGGTGAATGTCGCACCTAGTTCTGTAACTGGTGTAGGAAGTCTAGCAAACGCATTAACTATCGGCACAGGTTTATCAGGAACAAGTTATAACGGCTCGTCTGCGGTTACTGTTGCTCTTGCTAATACTGCGGTTACTGCTGGCTCTTATACAAACGCAAATATTACTGTTGATGCACAAGGTCGTATTACTGCGGCAAGTAATGGCTCTGCTGGCGGAGTAACTTCATTTTCTGCTGGCACAACTGGTTTAACTCCAAGCACAGGCACTACTGGCGCAATTACGCTTGGCGGAACATTGGCTATTGGTAATGGCGGAACAGGACAAACAACTGCTAATGCCGCTTTTAATGCACTAGCACCTAGTCAGACTGGCAATTCGGGTAAATACCTAACTACCGATGGCACTAATACATCGTGGGGAACTGTAAACGCTGGTGCTTCGTTATCAAACGATACTGCTACGGCTTCAAATTTATATCCATTATTTGCTAATGCTACAAGCGGAACACCGACAACTTTATATACAAGTAACGCAAAATATTTGTATAAACCTTCTACTGGAGAATTAACTTCACCAGCCCATGTATCTTCTAATGGATTAACAGTTAATAATAATACTGTATCAGTTAGTTATACTATTCCCTCGGGAAGTAATGCGGTGTCTGCGGGTCCAATGACAATCGCAAGCGGAGTAGCAGTAACCGTATCTAGCGGTTCTAGATGGGTAATTCTTTAAGGATAAGACATGATTAAGTTAGATTTAGAAATTGAGGAAGTGAACTTTATTTTGGAAAGTTTAGGCGATTTGCCAAGTAAGACTGGTGCCTATGCTTTAATGATGAAAATTAAAAGTCAGGGTGAGCCACAAGTGCCTCCTGACCAAAAACGGAGTGAGTTATGAGCCTTGACGGAATGACCAAAGAAGATTTGGTAGCGCTATTGAAAGAAGTAGTGCTAGAAGCTGTTGAGGCTCACCCACTTTCAGACGAGGAAGTTCAATGGGTTCGTATGGCTATTGAAGCCGAAGCTAAACGAGCCGCATTCAGAAAAGCCGTTATTGAAAAACATTTATCGGTTTAATGAGTTCAGCATTACTAGGTTTATGTATGTATGCTTTAGATTTTTTAGGGCACATTGGAAATGAAAATGGCAAAATCGAGAACGATGTGGTTCTCTTTATTGTTAGTCGTATTCGGTGCATTATTTGACAATTTTTCTTATTTGCAGAATGTCATAGACCAGAAATATTATGGCAGTATATTGGTCGCAATCGGCATCATAGTTGCCATTTTAAGGTTCGTAACTACACAGTCTATAAAATGAATCCGTTAGATTATGTCAAGGTAACTATTGGAACTCTACTGTTATGCGGGAGCATATATGGTTATGTTGAGCATAGTCGTTTTGAAACATACAAATTGGAAGTCAAAATTGCCGCAGAAAAACAAGAAGCGGAAACGAAATCAATCGTTAAACAACAAAACATAACTACCGAAGGGATTAAAAATGAATACGAAGCTAGGCTTACTGCTGTCCGCAATTATTATTTCAGGTTGCACAACACCCGTGCCAGCGATTTGTCCCCCGTTCCCAACACCTCCATTACAACTGATGCTATCACCCCCTACAACAGACTTGCTGAATCCTGTTCTGAAACCACAATCCAACTAATAAGCCTACAAGAATGGATAAGAAAACAGGAGAATATCAATGCAAGGTAATTTCAAGAACTGCCTCGCTTTGGTTCTCAAATCAGAAGGAGGATTCGTTAATGACCCACGAGATAGCGGTGGCGCAACAAATCACGGAGTTACGCAAAGTGTTTGGGAGGCATGGACTGGACACAAAGTTGACGAAAAATTTATGAAGAATCTTACAGAGGAACAAGTAGCACCTCTATATGAAATGAAATACTGGAGAACTGCCTATTGCGAAGTATTGCCAGTAGGTTTAGATTTATTGGTATTCTCTATGGCTGTAAATAGCGGTTGCGGTAGAAGTGTCAAACTATTACAACGAGCAGTAGGTTGTGTAGAAGATGGTGTGATAGGACAAAATACTTTAGCAAAAATAAAACAATCTAATGTCGAAGTTCTTATCAATAAATTTTCTGATACAAGAAAAACTTTTATGAAACATTAAAGTCTTTTCCTGTGTTTGGAAAAGGTTGGCTGGCTCGAGTAGATAAAGAGAAAGCCGAAGCACTAAACATGGCAAAAATGGCTGAACCAGCTTGCACAGAAGAAGAATTTATCCGCCTTTGGCAAGAATTAAAATCACCAGCAAGAATAGCTGAAACACTTGGCATAGGTGTTCGAACCGTGTTAATGCGGAGACGGGCTATCGAGCATAGGCGCAATATCAAACTTGATACGGGTCATGTTCCGAAAGAAAATATAGACCTTAAAGAAATCAAAGCTAAAGTAGAAGCCCGTATAAATAGCACTAAACATCAAGCGCAACGAGCAAAAATATTAGAAAAAGGGCGAGTGATTGTATTTTCAGATGCACACTTTTACCCTGATGACACTACTACCGCTTACAAAGCTCTTATAGAATGTATTAAAGAATTCAAGCCAAGCGTTATTGTTTGTAACGGAGATGCTTTTGACGGGACTACCGCTAGCCGACACGCTAGAATTTCGTGGGCTTCTGCTCCAACTATCAAAGAAGAACTAGAAGCCTGTCAATACTATATGGGCGGTATTGAATCTGCGAATCGAGGCGGGGAATTAATATGGACGCTTGGTAATCACGATGCTCGTTTTGAAACATTCCTATCAAATCAAATCAGCCAATACGAAGGAGTCAAAGGGTTTACCCTAAAAGACCATTTTCCGTTTTGGAAACCTTGCTGGTCATACTGGATAAACGAACATACTGTCATTAAACACAGGTGGAAAGGCGGATATACCGCAGGTCATAACAATACAGTTCAAAGCGGGGTCAACATAGTTACGGGTCATACCCATGTTCTCGCAGTCCAGCCTTTTACGGACTATTCGCCAGCTTTCGCTAATAATGGGGGCACCCGTTACGGAGTGCAGACAGGAACGCTTGCAGACCCAAATGGAGACCAATTTTTAGACTATACGGAGGCAAACCCCAAAAATTGGCGGTCAGGCTTTGCCATGCTGTCTTTTGAACGAGGTCGCCTTTTGCAACCTGAACTAATACAAGTCTGCGGGGAAGATGAGGTCGAATTCAGGGGTAAGATACATAAAGTATGAAGCTAACTCCCGAAATCCTGAAAATATCTACGCAACGCTGTATTGTTGCTATCCGTTCACAAAATGGAAATTGCCGTTGCCCGAGGAAATTGATTTTCAGGTGCTACACGACAATGATGCTTTAGGAACTTATATGCACGATACGGGAGAGGATTACGAACATACGATTACCATTTCCTCTGCCCGTTGCGGTCATTTAGATACTGTGATTCGAACATTAGCCCACGAATGTGTGCATATGAGTTTTTACAGGCAAAAAGGCGATAAATGGTTGCAACATGGAAAACCATTCCGAACCCGTTGCAAAATTGTTGCTCACGAACTCGGATTTGACCCGCTAGAGTTGTAATTACTTTGTTGCCAACATATACAAACCTACATTAGAAAAAGCGTAACCGCTATATACAATAGCCATATAGACATTACCTTTGACAAGTTGCTCGCCTGCAATATAAGCGTAAATACAGCCAGTAACAATAATGAGCCAAGCACTCATGACCCCATTCTCTTTTGAATTTCTCGGTCAAGATACCAACGGGCTTTACGCAAATCTTCGATAGCATCGGCTTTCAAATCGGCTCTCCAAATATATTTGATAGCGTTGCCGAGGCAGAATCCCATATGCTCTGTAATTTGAATGCACTCAACTCCTGACGGGTGTTCTGTGTAATGTTTCGGGTGATTTACTGGGTCGTTCATAGATTACCTTTCGTGATGAGGGTTGATACCATTTCCAAGAGTTCTTCTTCTGTAACAGAATACTCCCGTTCAAAGCGTTTTCTACCCATTCCGTGAATACTGGTATTTGCGCCTCGGTGATGGTAGGGGCATAAGGGGATAACAGTGGCATTACTTCTTTTACTAGTTCGTCTAATGTGATGCAACTCCGCTGGAGTCCCTTCGTTGCCTTGTTTGTAGCACAAGATACAGCCCAATCTCGCCACTTTATCATAGTGTTGTTTCTCTGCTTTCGTTGCCATGTATTTCCTTTGAAATTTTATGCAAGTTTTCTGCCACTAGGTAGATACTAGAGGACAAATCCATCGCATCTTTTGTATTGCCTCGTAATGCGGCACTATGATATTTTTGAGTAATGTCATCAAAATCAAATAAGTAGGTGAATAATCTTTCATTTTGTTTCCTTTTCGGTTGCGTATTTTAACCAGCGTATGTAAAAGTTTACGAATTCCTCGAGACTTTTACCCTTTGATACCCATTCATCACCTTTCAATAAAAAGAATTCGTAGATATTAGGAGCAACATCGTCTGTGTCCCCTATTATTTTTAGAACGAATACATCAGGTTTTTTGCGAGGGCAACTAACATTTTTTTCTGCCCTATACTCATATCTTCTAAAAAGTGTTTCCATTCTAAAAACAGAAATACCCCGTTCCGTTCTACAACTCCATCTATATCGCTAGGCACAAATGTCGGACTATTAGGGTCAATACCATGCAAAAACCCGTAGTCAATATGTTTCGCATGGGCTGACCGCATCAGTTTCATTTAATCCCATGCCTTTCTTCTATT